TCGTCAGATAAGCGCGGGCATCAACAATTTTGTTGCGAATGTTGTCCGTTGCCGGCGCAAAAGTAACCTGCTGCGTAATGCCGGAAGCAAGGCCAAGCAGATAAGCGTCAACCTTGTCTGCAAATGCTTGCATAGCCGGCTTCAGAAGCTGTTCGGAAAAGTCCGCAATGTCAAGCGTCAGCTGCTTTGCGGTAACTGCAAACGAAACGTCAAGCAGCTTGTCCATAGTAACAGCAACGCCCGTTTCCGTTGCGTCCTGAACGGAAAGACTTCCGTTGTACTCGTTCGCCGTAAACGTTGCCGGCTTGCGGACAGTGATAGTGTCACCGACTGCAGCAAATTCGTTGCTGAAGTCCCTGTGAACAAGATTTGCCATAACTGCATTATTGCGCAGCTGCATCAGCGCTTCACGGGCAATAATGTCAGGCGTCAAAAAAGTGTTTGCCATGATTTTTTTCTCCTTGTCTTTTTAACTTTTCTTTTTTCTTGCGGCAATGTAGTCTTCCATAGACAGCTTGCCTAAGTCAGTTTTGCCGCTGTTGTTTTCCGGCGGGTTCGACGTCTTCGCGCCGTGTTCCGATTCCGTCGTGATAAAGTCCGCCCATTCCGTCTTGATTGCGGCTTCAAGCTTGTCTGCATCAACAAGCGCTGCGCCGTCCTTGTCAAGCTTCATGTCTGCAAGATTTGTCACTTTCAGAATCGCGTCAAGACGCTTTTCGCTGATTCCAGCCTTCTTTGCAAGTTCACGATAAAGACGGGTTTTCGTGTCTGTTTCCGCCTTTGCCGCGACGTCGGCTTTGTACTTTTCATACTCTGCCTTCAATGATTCATACTGTTCTTTGTACGGATCATTGCTGTTTGCGTCAGCCGCCTTCTTCAATTTGTCAAGTTCCTTCTTGACTTCGGGAAGCGCTTCCGCATCAGCTTTCAATGCGTCGCGTTCCTCCTTCAGCGCTGTTACTGTTTCTGTGTGGGCTTCAATGATTTGTTCAATCTTTTCTTCATCAATGCCCATTGCCTTCAAAAACTTTCGTGTCAGTGCCATATTGCGTGAATCCTCCTTTTCTTCGGCTGCGGTTCTTCGCAGTTCGTTTCACTATTTCGAATTTACAATATATTGTGTAAAAAGTCAATAAACATTCTACGATTGCAGAATATCTTGTGTTATTTTTTTGTATTCTTCGCCGTGCGTCGCTGCAGCGTCACGAAGAAAGTGCGCTTTGCCGGTCTTGTGGTTCATGTCACGGTATTCAATGTCCGGCGCATATTCGACATTCGTGCCAATGTACGCAGTGTCGTCTGAAACTGCATGTGAAATGCTTGAACGCAAGCGGCCCGTGTCAACAGGGCAGTCAGTCTTCGCATACATTTCGGCCTGTCCGCCGATTGCTTCCAGCGCCGCCGCCATTTTCACTTTCATTTCGTCAAGCACTGCTGCGCTGTTGTCTGTTAATGAAACTTTAACGTCAGGCATTGTGAATCACTCCTTTTATGTTTCTTCAGGCGTTTCTTCCTTTACGTCGTCAAAATACGTCGGTTCATAGCCTTTTGTTTCAATGTGCTTTCCCTTGAATCCGACAAGCTTGCGAACAATGCTGCATCTGCAATTGTAGACTTCTTCCGGCGGCCCTGACGGATCAGCTGGAAACATCAGGCCATTTGAAAACGGTTCGTCAAGCGGCACTGTTTCGCCGTCAATCAGCGCATGACTGATTCGTGTGCGTTCGTCGTGCGTTGACACCCACGTTTTTTCGTATTCAAGGCCCATTTCTTCTGCTTCTTCCATAGACGCAAGACGCCCGCCGTTTTCGGCTTCTGTCGTCATTGTCCGCGCGTTTCGAACAGCCGCGTTCTTGTCCATGTCTGTGACGTTCTGCAGACGTTTTGAAATTTGCGGGATTGATTCGCCCTGAATGATGCCTTGCAGCATTTGCGCGTTGATTGCCTTCTTGTTCCACGCCTTGTCAGCCGGCACGTCAATCTTGCGTTTCGGCAGCGTGACTTCACCGCGCTTCGCCATGCGCTGCACAGTCGCGTCGTCGATCATGTTGAACGCAATGCCGCTGATTCCGCCGCTTTCGGCTTCTTCTTGCACTTCGCGCAGACTTCCGTTGTAATTGTAACGATACACAGACGGCATTTGCCCGTTGACATAATCCGCTGCAAGCTGGTTCACATGCGCCATTCGATCCGTAACAGCGTCAACCATTTCGGAAAACTGCTTGTCGCGCATCAGTACAGCTTGCTTCTTCTGCGCAAGGGCAGCGCGTGCTGCTGCAATCTTGTCTTCGTCGCCGCCCTTGATTGCTTCCTGAAGCGCGTTTTCAGCGCCTTCAATGCGTTTTTCTGCACGGGACATGTATTTGTCCCACTTGTCGCGCAAGTCGTCTTCTGCGTCCTTGTATATGCTTTCAAGTTCGTCTTCAATCTTCTTTAGCTGCTTGTCAGATTCCTTCCGCAGTTTGTCCATTGTCGACGGCCTCCTTTATTCACTCCGCTTCGGGTTCTTCTTCAGGCGCTTCGTCTTCTTCGTCTTCCACATAACGCGACGCTTCCGCAGTAACGATGCGCGACAGCACGCCGTCGATTTCGTCAGAAGACAAGAACGGCAGATGCCGCACGACTGTTTCCGCATCAAGCACGTTTGCCGCTGACAGAATCATTTGCGTTTCTTCAAGCTGATTCGCAATGCGGCTGCGCTTGAAAATGTACTTCGTGTCGCCGTCATATCCGGCAAGCGCAAGGATTCCGTCGACAAAGTCGCAAATGCTGTCTTCAAAGTCGTCTGCGTCGCCGTCTTGCGGATCATACGCAGCAATGATTGCCGTTGCCGTGATGTTTCCGCCGCTGATTGCGTTTGTATTCAGTGCCATTGCGTCCCTGTACAAATCAGCTTCAACGCGCGTCAGAAGTCCTTCGCGCGCTGCCGTCGGCACGTCCATTGTGTGCGCTTCCGCAGTCGCGCCGGCGTCGCCGTCGACAACAGCTGCTTTCACGGTCTTCATTCTTTCGACGAATTTTGCAAGGTCTATGTCGTCCATTCCGCCGGCATTCTGCAGCGTCCAATATATGAAGCTTGCGTCGTCAATGTCGTTTGCGTAACCTGATTTTATCAGGTCATAGACGTCAATATTTTCACGCATGCCGACAAGAAGCGACTGCTTGTTGCTTTCATAGCAAGGCACAATAGGAAAATCAGGATAGTTCCGGCCCGCCACAATTTCTTCATTGTCAGCCGTTGCAGCGACTTTCAAAATATACGGGCGCTTTTCCGCGTATATTGTCGGCTGCTGCCCTGACGGCTTTATGTATTCGGTGTAGCCGTCCATTTCATACAGCGTGAAACGCAGCGGCTTGTCGTCGGCCAATTGCCAAAAACGAACACCAGCTTTCAGCGCGCCTGTTTCTTCGTCGTACAACGGCGCAAATTCCGTCAGCTTGAACATTTCAACATGATCGTAATTGAAGAAGCCAAAGGAAACGCCCGCAATCAGACTGTTGCGGCCTATTTTCTTCAAAACCTTGTCGAATTTGTCGCCGCCGATTGCCTTCTTGATTTCCTTCTTTTCGAACGCAATGCCATTGCCCAGCAAATACTGCGTCTTCTGCACGACAAATCTGTGAAAGAAGTTGCTTGCGCATTTGAAGTTTGCGCTGAAGTTGTCGGGAATAGCAGCGCCGGACAGCGTATAAAGCAATTTCTGATACTGATTGATTGTCACGTTCAGCTGCTTGTCGTATTGATACGCAACAAGCGCTTCAGCATACGCCGGCGACGCCTTGTGTTCGTCAATGATTTTCAGACAAAGCTGCATTCTGTCGTTTTCGTCGTCGCCCACCTTCAGCAAGTCCTGAAATGTTATCATTTCTTTGTGTCCTCCTTTGTTTAGTTCCACAACGGCTTGTAGTCTGTTTCAGCCTTGCGGGAATATATGCGCATCATGCACGCAGCGCTGTCAGGCGCGTCGTCATGTTCTGCGTTTTCGTTGTAGTCACAAATCTGTGCGATATAGTCCGCGTCAGTTCCTGTGACGAATCTGACATTTTGCCATGCTGACTTCAGGTAAGACGTGATTTTGACAAACTTGTTCATGTCTTCGTGATAGATGCTCACGCGTTCGCCTTCGTTGCGCAGCATCTTTCCGACAAAGCCCTTGTCGCCGTTGTCTTCGACGTAAATTCTGCCGGCTTTGAATTGCCTATGATACGACAAAAGCTGCGGCATGACTTCTTCGAAGCCCTTGTGCCACAGTTTGCCGAAAACATAATAAATGCCGTCTGTGCGCTTGCAGATCGTCAGGGCCGTATAATCAGCGCCGCCGAACGCAGCGTCGATGTGTGTGAATCCCTGTTCTGCCTTCGCCGCATCTTCGTTCATTGTCGGATTATCGAAAATGACGTCTTCTGCGGCTATGTGGCGCAGTTCATAGTTTGCAGCGAACAACGACGGCAGCATTCGCTGTTTCAGTTCTTCAATCTGTTCTTTCGTCAGAAGGCCCGTTGAATAGCAGTCGTATTTCTCCGGCGCTGGCATAAGCGAAAAAGCATCGTCTTTATGCCACGGCGTCCCCGTGTTAAAAATGCGCCCGTTCGGATTCAGGATATTTGCTAATTCCTGATAGATCATCTTTGTTCGGTCACGTTCCGCCTTTGAAACACGATCCTTCAAGTTGACTATATCGTCCGTAAAAATGAAGTCGAAGTGTTTGCCCGTCAAGCTGCCGCCGATGCCCATTCCGACAAGCTGCGAAGTTCCGCGCACGTCCGTTGTCAGGTTCGTCGACAGTTCCGTTGCGTTTGCTGTCGTGAGAATCAGCGGCACGCCGTAAATACATTGCACAAGAAATACTGTTCGCGGATCAGTCAGAATCTTCTGCACCTGACGTATAACTTCTTTGACGTCGTCGTCCGTCTTCCGCATGAACAGAATTCGCTTGTTCGGTAAAAGAATCATAATGACGGCAAGGGCAATTGACAGACAAGTTGTCTTGAAACTGCCGCGATGCCCTTGCAGCGTCTTTGACTTCTTCCCGCGTATCATGTCGACAAGCCATTTGTTATGAACGGCGCGAAGCTTTGTGAAGCCTAAAAGCCGCCCGAATGCAGCCGGCCTTGTCAGAAGGAAGTTGACTGCTTCAGCCCGCGTCATTTCCGTTCCCTTCTTCGCCGTCGTCATAGACAGCACTTTCGACTTCATCAATCACAGTTTGGTCTACTTCTGCAAGCATGACTTTTTCAATCGGCTTTTGCCCGATGCTGTCGCGCAGCACTTCGAACGCCTTGACGTTCCCTTGCACAGCCTGTTCATACAGCTTCAACGTGATTAGTTCAGCGCCGGTCATTTTCCTTCCCGTGTCGGGATCGACGGCGCGTTTTTCAAGCAATGCTTCAAGCGCCAAGCGCAAGTTTTTCTTGTCGCGTCGGGCCTTGCCGGAAGCTATGCCGCCTTTGCGCGTGATTTCACGCACGTTTTCTTCTGTTCGTTCTCTGTTTGACTTCAGATTTTGCGGATTCCCACGCGGCATACAATCACCAGCCTTCCTTCACGGCTTCTTCAGCCTGTTTTGCAAGTCCTTTGTGTTTCTCCATAAGATGCGCAACGTAGTTTCGAAGAACGCAAGAAATGCTTCTGTTTGTCTTTTCCGCATACATTGCAAGAAAACGTTTCTGTTCCGGCGTCAGCATGAACATTTGCGGCGCAGAGTAATTATTGTTTTCAGCCATTGTCTGCACCACCCTTCTTCGCTTCAATCTCCGCTGCCTTCTTCTGCAGAAGTTCCTGAATGTTCTGAATGACGGCTTGCACTGCCGGCGGCACGTTCCGTTCTTCCTTCTTGCGCTTTGCTTCCTGTTCGTACAGCATTCGGAAGTTTGCCCGTGTTGCTTCGTGATTGTCTGACATGCAGATATTGTCCCACCCGATAAAATCGACAACAGACTGTGTGACAGCGTCGAACATTTTGCATGCGGCATTGTATTCATAAATGCCGTGAATGTGGATCGCGTCTTGTACGGTTTCCCATGCCTTGCCCCATGACGGAAGATCGCCGGACGTGACAAGCTGCGCCTGTTCGCGCAGTTCTGCGATTGTCGGCGGCCATTTCTGCGTTGACACCCAACGTTTCAGGGCCGTTCCCAAAACGACGGCGTCTAAGTCTTGCAGCGCTTCATACCACAAATTGATTGCATCGTCATTCGGCAGCAGTTTTTCACGCGGATAATACGTCTGTAATGCCATGACGATTTGTGCGAATTCTGACTTTTTCATGTTGTTTACTCCGTTTCCGTCTGCGTCCAATACTCCACAGCGGCTGCGTCAATGACGGCTGTTTTCGTACACAGCACAATGTCAATTGCCGTATGAATTGCTGCAAGCTTGTCCGTTGCAGACTTCTTTTTGTAATTTTCGCATGTTTTCGCATCATTTTCAAGTGTTTTTGCGTATTTCCGCAGCTTTTCCATGACAGCTTCCTTCGGTACAAACTTTTCAAGCTTCTTTGCCATTTTCTTTTCCCTCCTTGTTTTCACATCTGTCTGCCATAGAACAATAACCGCATAACATTCCGTGCGTCAAACTGCGGCAGCGGTTCTGCAGCTGCACATTGTCAACTTCCAATTGAAACAGATATTTGACAGCACCTACAATTTCGCCGGTGCAGCCGTTGTTCTGATCCATAATAATTTCGATTGCTTCCTTCGCTGTCATTCGTCGACTTCCTCCTTCAGCAGTTCTGCGGCTTCTTCGTAGTTGTCGCAGTCCGTTCGGAACAGCGGGCAGTTTTCGCATTTCCCGATTGCATTGCAGATCATGTCGCGCATGACTTCTTCGCCTTCTCTTTCAATGATTTCTGCAATTGTCTTTTCAAACAGTGTCATTGTTGTTTCCTCCTTCAGCCCTTTTCAGCTTGCGCAGCAGCGCGTCAATTTTGTTTTCCCTGTATTCCGGCTCAATCACCGTATATAGCGTGTTTGCGCATTGCAGCACCTTGCGAACAACAAGCGCTTCTTCTGCGGTCAGGCAGACAATGACGCCGTCCTTTTCCATTTCGCTTCGCAGCATGTCCGCTGCCGCTTTCACTTCCTTCTGCATTTCATCAGTCATGGTTCTTTCCTCCGTCCATTTTTGCGCCGCACATGAAGCAGTGCGGGAACGTCATTTTGAAGCCGACAGCCGTTGAAAAGACTTCGTTGCACACGCTGCACATGTATTCATCACACGGGCCGTCTTCGTCGTCGTTTCGTGTGCCAAGCAGCAGCCATTCGCCGTGTCGGCGTTCCTGAATTGCTGCAATTGCGATTTCGCATGCTTGCCGGCGTTCTTCCCACCCTGTATTGTTCGCAATGTTCTGCAGTTCTTCAATTGCCCTGTTGTCCGTCATTCTGCGTGTTCCTCCTTCTGTTCGTCTTCTTTTGCGTTCCAATCAATGCCGGCAATATAGCCGCGTTCGACAAGCCACTTTGCAGCTTTCAGCGCAATGTCTTCAGGAATCGTCGTGATTTCGCACGCCATTTTGTACATGCTGATTTCAACAATGTTGTCAGGCGGCAGCGGTTTCTTTGCGTAAGCGCCTTTTTCTTGCCACTTCAGGCAGAACGCCTTGAATTTCTCCACGTCCAGCGACGCAACGGCTTCGTCACGTTCCCGCTTCCACTGATCGAACATTTTTTCCTTCTTCTGCTTCCGCTTTCTGTTTCCGTTCATTGTTCAGCCCTCCTTCTTTTCAAAGAATTTGCAAACGTCCGTATATTCTGTTTTGCGTGCGTATGATTTCGATAATTTACAAGCGCACGCCCATTCGTCGCGGCCTGTTCCGTCAGTGTCAACTTTTCTGTGCCATTTACAAATCCCGCATCTTTTTTCGTCGTCCTTGTCATATTTACTTCGCATTGTTCATTCCTCCGCGTTTCTGTCAAGCGCAAACGACGTCTGCTTGATGCAGTACGCGTTCTGCAGCTTGTGCATGTTTTCGAACGGCGTCAGACTTGCCGTGTTGCCTTCATGATACCACACAAACGCGCCTTCATCGCATAAGCGCTTTATTTCTCCGATTTCGAATGTGTCGCCGTTCTGACAGACGATCAGTTCGCCTTCGTGAAATTCCGGCGTTTCTGTGGCTTCTGCAAGCGCCTTTTCTGCTTCATTAATCACCTTGTCTGCAAATTCGTGATTGTGCATAACAGCAAGCGCCTTTTCTACTGCATCGCACAGCGGGCTGAAGTGTTCGTGCATCTTCTGCACCATGTCCGACAATGCGTCAGTCAGCTGTGCAATCTGCGTTTCAAGTTTCTTCAGGTCTTCGTCTTTCATGTTTCTTCCTCCTTCATCAAAAATTCCGTCATTCGTTCCGTTTCTTCGACGGTCAGCAGATGTTCCTTGTTCCTGATCCGCTTTTGCTTGCCTTGCAGCAGCTTCTGCGCCTGTTTCCGGCGAAAGTTCGGCCCGCTGACTTTCAGTGTTGTTTTGATTGTTCGGGAAGACAATTTTTTCGTTCCTCCTTTTCCTGAAGTTTCAATGCAATTACAACATTGATTGCTTTGTTGATTCTTTCATTGTTGAATTTTTCAAGCTGATTTGTGCATACTCCATGTTGAAGAAGTCTGCAATTGCTGCATTTGCTTTTTTGGCAAATTCCCAC